TGCCGGTCTCGAAGTCGCCCTCGATTCCACGCTGCACGTTCTTCCGCACAAAATGCTTCAGCCCATCAGGGCAATCCGTTAAAAGAAACCAAGCATCGGGGTCGGTAAATCGGTGATTTACGCAGAACCCGTCTTGCACAGTTCCCAATGTGTTGATTGCATTGATGTCGTTATCGCCAGTGCCAGTCCGATACGGCGACTGCAGGATCCGCGTTGCCACGAATTGCAGTTGTGTCGGAACGGCCATCTTGCTGATCTGACAAGCGATCGGGATTCCCCGGTCGTCATCAAACTCAGAGATGTCGATGGCTGCCTGCTCCAATGAAGCCTCGGACAGATCAGCTGCGACCGCCAGGGTGTTAGCCTGGACGCCACCGCCGAACTGCGGATGTGATGCACTGAACAGCGGCACGCCGTCGCCACCTGGGAAGGTAGCGTCGAAGCCGTTATTCAGGATGTCAGCACCCTTAACTTCTTTGGTCTGTTGAAGTGAGCGAGCGAGCGCTCGAGCGTACTTGCTACCGATAGAGCCGTACAAGCCATCTTCCTCGGCTTCCTCAGTGATCGAGAAAGCAAGAGCAATCGTCTCATGCGTATATCGGGCAACGTAACTCTCTGCCCCCTCGTCGTACGCGACACCCTCCCCTTCAGGCTTGACCGGTGCTGCGTCGAAGCCAGCGAGCAGAACATCTTCCTCGAAGGCCTTGACCGACCGTTCGATTGCGAAAAGATATTTCCACTCTTCTGGGTAGCGTGCGTACTCCATGCCAAACACCGTGTTCAGCCCTTCCTGCAGCTGCTTCCTAAAGTCAGCGCGATTCATAGCCATGTTGCGTCTCCTTTAGATCGCAGTTACTGCGGACCTGTTCTCATGATCGTTTATGAGAACCAGGGCGTCAGCAAACTCGCCAAAGTCGTTGTTAACCGCGGGGCCAGCAAGCCCCAAGATCTTCAGTGGCCCTGTTCCACCCAACCCACTACGGTCAAGTTCGAAGGCGCTACGACCTGTGAAAGCATTCCCCGCACCAACTAGGTAGTCGCCTATTTGGCCGACATCTACTGCAGCTAGTCCGAGTGCGCCTGATACTTGGATCACGAATCTCATATCGGGATCGTCGTATACCAGCGCCTCTACCGGGCTGCGGGGGTCCTCTTGTACTACTGTGCCTCCAACCCATCTGGGCCGGAACTGTTGTTCGCCATTGCTATCGACGTAACGTACGCCTGCGAACACGCCTACAGCGCGATCGCTTGCTCCGCATACATCAATAAAAGCTCGACCATTCAACGCACTTGCCGAACCCGTCGTCTTCACCGGATCACCGGAAAAGATGTCGTTTGCGTGCTGGTCAGCAATGGCGTAAGCGGTCAGCCGCTGAGGCGTTCCACCAGTTCCATGCACATGTGGGGAGAGACCGTTTGGTCTGTCCACGTTCATTCGGATAAGCCCTCCGCTATATCGTCATGAGGTTAATTGATCAAAAGTCGTCGTCGGCTGCCTCTACTTGCCTGGCTGTACCTTGGGCGACTCTCACCCTGGAGCGCGATTGCGATCGGATATTTCCGAAACCGATATGGTCCTCGCTATGCACTCCCTTGACTTGCCGTTCGACCGCGCCAGTTTGCCGAGCTTGCTTGCGCTTGTAGAAGCGTTCGCGTTGCTGAGCGACACGTTCAGGCATTTCCATCAGGATCAAATCCTCTGCGCCGATATAATCTCCGTCGCCCAGGCTGTCGTGTTGGATGATCGGCAGTGAAAGACCACCCATGGCCGAAGCCTTGACTGGTCGCCATCCCTCACGCATTGCCTTTCTTAGGCGAGCGGTGTCTCGGACGTTTCCAAGACGTATCCGAATCCAACGCTGGACCATGCCCGGCCTGGCCGGCGGGGCTTCAAGGTCTGACGGCCTGATCCACTCGGTGACCTCGTTATCGAGATCGGCCGTGTAGTCAGATACCGCTGCTTGGTCGGTGTTTTCATCATGCGGTGCCTCGTGCCCTGTACCGGCTGGGTGCACCATCTGATCGCCAGTGTTTCTCTGGCCAGTCTTCTCAGCTTTGCGGCGCTCGAGAGCGTCACGTCTGCCTTTCTGCATTTTCTCAACCGCTGCCTTTTGGGCAGGAGTTCTTTCTGGTTTCTCCGCCTCTGCGACCGTCGGATCAAATTCCTCGGTGGCATCGACGTCGACATCAAACACGCTATCGCCTTGACCAGGGTTCATGACGCTCTCCTTTCAGCTTCTCGCCTATTGGTTTCGGCCACCTGCTTGGCGTACTCGGCACAGTGCTCAGGGTCCTGGGGATCCAGGTGGAACCTGACCATGTTGGCCTTGTGCGCAGCAGTGAGCACGATCTTCTTCCCACCGCCTTGACCGTTGTCGCCGCGTTTGCTTCCACGTCGCTGCCCGCCGGCACCGCCGGGTTGCGCAACAGGTGACTTGCGGCGGCCTCTGCCGTCACCAAGATCGAGATCAACATCGATATCGTCTGGGTCTGGCTCACGCAGGCCTTCGTACTTCTTGTCAAAGTTATGGTTGAAGCGGGTCCAGTAGGCATCGCTGTTCGGGTCGAAACCCATCCCAACGAGCTTCTTGTCGAGCTTCCTGGCATACACGACAGCATCTTCATGATCGGGATCAGACCACCAGGTCTGGTTGTCCCGAATGAATTGCACGGCGCGTTTGTTTGCTGGCTGGTCTGCAGCCCTGTCCCCGTCCAGGTCCTCGATGATTGACACGGAGGCCTCAGCGGCAGCCTGCTTGGCCTGCTTCTCGCTGTTGAGTGCGATCAGGTCAGAGTTCAGCTTGGACTGGGCTTTGGTATCGCCTTCCTCCATCGCCGCTTCCATCTCTTCAGTCAGCCGCGTTTCTTCCGCGGCGAACTCATCCTCGATGGCGTCGATCTCCTTGCCTGCCTTGAGTTCCGCAACCTCCTGTCTCAGGGTGCTTAGCTCGCCGGCAACCTCGGTGCTTCGCTCGTCGAGGTCCTGCTCTAACTGATCTGATTTGCGCCTGGCTTCCAGCGCTTCGCGTCGTTGGTCTTTCGAGCCACCGTCTTTATCGTTCGCGGATGTATCGTCATCGGCGTCTGACGTAGCGGCGCTCACAGCTTTGCCAAGATCTTCCTCATCGAGGTCGACCTCCACAAAAGCCTCGTCCGGATTCTCAGGGTCCTCGACCATGTCCCCAAACCCGGCGGCAGATACCGGCGTGGATTCACGGCGGATATCTTCGAACTCGTAGTCGAATTGTTTCTTAGGCATGCTGCCCTCCAGCGGCCTGTGCATGAAACTTACAGAGTCACGTGCACGATGTCACGATGATTAGATCGCTAACGTATCGAGTCTCTCCGGCTGATCTGTCTCGCCCCACATTTCGGTGTCGGTGATGAGTACGAACTGCAAGCCGTCAATCGTTCGAAAACGAGTGCCGGCATTCTTGTAGAACACTACCTTGTCGCCCAGCTTCGGGTTGTCCTCGCGCCTGAGCTTAAGCCCTGCACGAGTCTTCGCCTTATACGCCAGGCGCCCTATCGCAACTACCATCCCCGTGTACGTTAAGTACGCTTCGATGTCCCTGGTCTCTCGTGTCAACTGAAAACCCCACGCGGTGGTTTCATCAGGTTCGCGAATCATGACCAGGCATCGCCAGTACAACGGTCTGAACGGTACATGCGGCGCCCGTGGCCTGCGCCACGGTCTCAGGAAATTAGACAGCCGAACTTGCCAGCGTCTCTGATCTGCGCACCATTCCGCGATTTCATCGTATACGGCATTAGCTGCCTTAACTTTCACGTCTCGTGCGACGACCAGGTCAACGACTTGCTCAGCGGTTTCACTCATGTCGGTAGTTCCTCCAGTTCATCATCGTCGGCATCGTCGTCCGAGAGTTCCACGATAAAATCACGTAGGTCCTTGAGCGCGGAGACTTCGCCAACCTTGCGGTTGTATTTGTCGTCGTCTAACCCGGTGTCCATAGCGTCGTGGGCATCTGAAACTTTGCTATCGATGCGATTCAGAAGTTGCCGTTTGTTCAATGCAATAAGCCCTCGTGACCAGGGCGGTGGCGGTTACCAATCGGATGCGCCACCGTCCCCGGTCTTTTGGTTTTTCCCCATGGCGCCGCACGCATCGTCTTGCTTCGACGATTGCCCGGTCCCCATCGTATTGCGAGCATGGCTCGGTGAAGCCTTGTGAAGCTTTGACTTCTCCTCGCCGGACTCGCCCCCTCCTTGGATCTCGGTGCTCTTCGAGAAATCCTCGTCAGGTCTACCCGCAGCTTTCTTAGGCATGCTAGTACCCCTTCGAAGAACCCTTCTCGTTCTCCATGCCGTCACCGGTCTTCTGACCCTTGCCCATGGTTCCATGGGTAGAGTCCTGACCGCCGCCCTTCATCGACTCACTAACCTTCGTGGCCGAGCGCCCCGCATCCATGTCGGGTGATGGCTTTGGATGCTTCAGATATGTGGTTCCCATAACCGAATGCCTCCTCGTTGCGCGCTGATCTTGTGCCGGCTCAGCGCTTACCGCTATTTCGATACTTCTCGCTGCAGCAATTCGTGGATCGCTTGCTGCTGTCCCTGGCCGCCGGCATACAGTCGCCTGATGTAGGCGAGCAGATCCCGGAAGCCCATGTTCAATTCCTTCGCAGCCGCGGCGAATGGCCGTGGTTGTAGCGGCGGTCGCACTCCTCTGCGCTGCAGGAATGCCCTGGCCGCTCTAATCTCAGCGGGCGTCGGCGCCGCCACCGGTCTTCTTCTTCGGCGGCGGCCTGTTGGTCTCGCGCTCCGCTTTCCGTGACCTGCTGGCCGGCGCCTTCACTAACGCTTTACGTTTAGCCGCAGCGAGCTTCTGCTCGCGCTCGATGTCGGCTTCGCTCTCGTCGTCTTTGCGTGCCTCCTCGGCTTCGAATGCTGCCTGCTTCTGGTCCATCTCCTGCGCGTGCGCTTCGGCCGCCTGGCGCCGCTTCTCGTTGTGCTCGGCCTTCATGCGCTCGAGCTTCTGAATGGTCTCGGCATCCTTGGCGTCCTCGATCGCCTTGACCTCGGCCTCTTCCGGCGACAGCGGTGGCCCGCCCTCGGCAGCTTCCTTCTCCTGCTTCGCCTGGCGCTGCTTGGCGGCGATGGCCTGGCTGAGCATGGTCTCGATCTCGGGTGGCAGGTCCTCGGTCTCGGCCTCGTCGTACAGATCGAATGGCGGCAGATCCATGCCCAGCATCTGCTCGGCTTCCTTGCGGTACTGGCTGACCAGGTGCTCCATCTTGTGCGACATGAACACCGGCTCGACCTGCTTCCACAGATCCGGCTCGCCCGTCGCCATCATCTCAGAGAACTCCTGGTGCACCGCCATGTGGGCATCATCGTCCTGGGTGGTCATGACCTGCACCGGCAGGCCGGTGGCCATCATCTGATTCTCACTCACCGGATCCAGGTTCTTCGGCGTTGTGTCCTCCGGCAGCAGCTTGTCGACCTCCGGCACCTTGAGCGCTGCCAGCATGCGGCGGTGCGCTTCCTTGCGCCCCTTCTCGCCGTATAGGTCCGGAGCCGACTCGACAAGCTCGAGCACGCCTTGCGATTGGGCGATGCGCTGCACGCTCGAGAAAATGTTCGGATCCGATACCGGGATGACGTCGACGCGACCGTCGAAGTCCTGCTTCAGTACTACCTTGCTCTCGCCGCCAAGCTCGTACGGGTACTCGTCCCGATCCATAAGCTCGAAGTTCAGCTGCGCCATCAGCGAAAGCTCTTCGCGCATTGCCTTGTGCAGGCGCTTGTGGATGGCTGACTGTGGCTTGCCGGCCTGCTCGATCAGCGCCAGCGTAGTGCCGACGGGTCCGCGGTTGTCGGCGCCACCCGTGATGACCTCGGTGACCCCCATGAATTCTTTGCCACGCTGGATCAGATTCTCGTAGGTAGTGGCCAGGGCTGGGCTTGGCTCGTTGACCGGCAGCGGCAGGAACGCCTGCTGCAGGTCCTCAGGTGACATGTCGATGTCACGGAACTCGCCCAGCGTGAAGCGATGCTCGCCGCTTATCTTGGCCTTCTTGCTCTTGAATCCACCTGGGAGATTAGACAGGGCCGCAGTATCGAGGATTGCGCGTAGAGATCCCGAAGCAGCTTTAGCAAGGGCACCGATGATATGTAGGTAGCCGAAGCCGTAGAATCCGAGTCCTGGCAGGAACTTGTAGTGCGAGAACCAGACGCGCTTGCGGTATTTCTCGTCGCCTTTCTTCCAGTTGCGCCGGACTGATAGGACCTCACGATTCTCCTCCTCGATGGTGACGATCCACGGCGGTGCGATGTCCGTGTCGCCAACCTCGGGATCGTCGAACGGCATATCGTAATCGATGTGGTACTCGTAGAGCTTGTAGACCTCGTCGTCCTCGTGCACTACCGGCACGCGATCGTCGGCCACGTCCTCCATGTTGTCGTCGCTGAAACTGGTGTTCTTGTCTGACTGGATCTGCGGACTCGGGACCAGGAATGCATCCGCCAGGAACTGCCCGTCGACCTGGGCGCGCTTGATGTTGTTGCCTTCCATGGTGTACTCGTGCGCGTACCTGGTCGCTGACTTCAGGTCCTTGCAGTAGTACGGCACGATGAAATCTTCGGCCGTCACGTACCGGCCGGTCGTCACCTCGCTGATCGGATCGATGTAGACCTTTTTGAACGCCGAGCCGGACATCGGCAGGTAGAACAACATCTGATCGACGTCCCAGAAATAACCCTGGTCCTCGACCGTCAGCTGGTAATTCATGTAGTCCTCGAGGCGCTCGGCTTGCTCCTCTTTCTCCTGGTTGACCTCGCCCAGGATGGCTGACTTCACCGGGCCATCGGCAGGAAAAAGCTCCTCGATCGCTCGCGACTGGAACTGCACGACTGCCTCGCCAATTAGCGGGTCCGTAACGGAAGCAGCGCCGTCGAACGGAGTGTCAGATTCCGGAAGGTCTTTGAGACCGAGAAGCTCAAGTCCATCTTTAATGCGGCGGAAATGGTGCTCGCGGACCTGCTTGTCCAGTACCACGTACTCGAGCAGCTGGTCGGCGATGGCGTGGCGCTCAGTGGGATTCAGCTGGTCAGCCAGGTTGGCGTGCCAGTCCGGATCCATCTCAGGTGCTTCGAATGGTTGGGCGTCTTCAGGATCGAGATCAACGATCGTGTCTTCACCCTGCTGGGTGACTAGCGCGCCGTTGCCCGCCCGTTGAACTTTAGGGGATGTTGCTGGTAGCTCTTCGACAAAAGAGCCAACGTCTTCACGCGCCATCGCGGTCGCCCTCCGCACCGGTTTCGCGAAGTGTACACGCACGCAATGTGCTGCAGCAAATCTATCGTCTACGGTGGTCCGCTAACGTCACGCCGTCGAGGTGTTCGATCTCGTGTTCGATGCACGCGCCTTTCCAATCACGACCTCTCGTTGTGAGCGGCTTCCAGTTGCGATCGAAGCCTTCGACCTGGATGCGCTTGTGCCGGCGCACGCGCACTCGATCGCCGTCGCGCAGAATGCTCATGTCTTGGGCGTACTTCGGGCAGGTCTCGGGAAACGATAGGCAGCCTTCCCAGACCCAGCGCATCTGGCTGGAGGCCTTGACGATGCGCGGGTTGATGATGATCAGATCTTCGACAGCGATAATGCGCCACATCTCGCCGATCTGCGGCGCCGCTATCCCCAGGCCGAGGTTTTCCTCTTTGACCTCGAGCATGTCGTCGATGATCTCGCCGCAGTCCATGTCCTCCGGCACCTCATCGCAGATCTCTTGCAGCCGCGGGTCCGGCCACAGGACCAGGTCGCTCAACTTTCTTCGGCCTCGGCTTCCTCTTCAGGCTCAGGCTCAGGTGGTGGCGTATAGGTGTCGACGATCTTGTTGGCATGCGCCTGGCCGCAGGCATCATAGAGTTTGTCTTCGACGGTGCAGGACAGCCAGCCTGCGGGATGGTTTTCCGAATCACCTCGCTGTTTTTTGCCGCAACTCGGTGCATCACAGTAATAGATCACGCTCATCGGTTTCTCCTCGTAGTGCGACGGCCAGTGGCTCCAGGCCGCGCTTGTCCCTGATAGTACCCTTTTCTGGTGTACTTACGGCGCGCATGCCGCCATACCTTCCGGCCGCCGCGCCAGGATTCTAATTCACTTGTCTTTTCTCCGCATGCGCTTGAGGCCTCGCAGGATGTACTTGGCCTCTGTCAGTTGGCACTCCAGCGTGTGCGGATTCTCATTCCTGTAGCGCGCAAGCTCGAGCTTGGTCTCGAGCAATTCGATGCGCAGTTCCAGGTAGCAGATGATCGTATTGAAATCGTCAGTCATGGGCAAACATCACCTCTTGCTTATCGTTTTGGATTGAACGCGCCGACCTGATCTGCGTTCGATAATCGGCGAAGTCACAGTACTTCCACAGCCGGCGGTTCGCCCATCGCGCTACATCCTTCAGCTTCTCCGCCGTCCAGTCGTATCGAACCCAGTGCTCTTTCTCAAGCGCGTTCAGTTTCATGAGCGGCTGCACGTGAGGCTCGCCTCCCCACTCGACCACTTCGCGGATCCGGCCCAGGCACTCCTCGAACGGCTCATTGCCGATCAGCACATAGACGCGCTTGCGTTTCGGGGAAACGCCTTTGAGCATCTGCATGACACGATGGACGTAGTCTCGCTCTGGCAGATCGTCATAGGCGAATCGCCACGGCCCTCGCAGGATCTTGTCCCAGCGCTCGAACACGCCCTGGTCAAATGTCCGCGGCTCGAATCCTGAATTAGCATCGAGCAGCGGCACGCGCTCAGCCAGGTAACGGGAAATGATGTGGTTCTGGTAGTCAACAGAGAGCGCCGACAGGTTGTTGTCGCATAGGATCGGGCGCACTGGGAAGTCTGGAATCAGTGTGAACTCCCGGCCTTCCATCGCCGGCACGATGCAAAACCAGCAGCCGACCGGGCAGCCGCGGCTGGCGATAGTCGCGTCCGGGTGATGGTAGCGCACCGCATCAGGAAAGCTGCCGCCAAGCTCGTCGACGTCATCAGCCAGGTAGCCGTGCGGCCGGAATGTTGCGGGGCCGCCGGCAACCACTCGATAGCCAAGCGCCTTGTACCAGCGGGCGCGATCTCTGGCCTCGGGGAGCTTCCAGGTGAATGCGATCGACAGGTACGCTGTGGTCTCGTCGGTCCACTCCGCAAGTCCACCGATCCACTTAGTTGGTTTTTCGCTTGATCGCATCGTCGACCGCTTTAGCCGCACCCCTCACGAATCCTACCAGCCACCGAGTGTACTCCGGGTGCCTGGTGTTGATGTAGGTAGTCTTGCCGATCTTCGAGACGTACGGCGCCGCGGGATCCGGCTCGATGTCGATCAGGAATGACTTCTGCCAGTACTGCAGCGGCACCTTGCCGCCATGCTTGGTGGAGATCCGGTCCTCATCCTTCCCCATATTTCACCATCGGCTGGCAGTACCAATAGCATGGCTCTTCGCACCAGTCGGCATCGAACCACACCGTTACCGCAATACTGCCAAACGGTTGCCATCCATTCCGAATGGCAGCCAGCACAGCCTCTTTGACCTCGCTATCATCGCCAGACTCAACGAGTTGATAATTAGTAATCTCAGCCATAACGCTTCACTAGCTCCCTGGCGTGATGCCATTGCTTGATCGATAGATCGCCCTTTCGATTGTACTGCTCTACGAGGCTGTCGCGGAACTCGAGGTCAGATGTCGTCGACGGCTTCAGCTTCGACAGCGCCAGCATGGTCTTCTGGTCTGCTGTCAGCATGCGATTTACGGCGTCAGCCATAGCGCTCGCTAAGATACTGCTCAAGCTCGGGTGGATCGTCGAGTTCCACGCCGAACCTGGCGAGTACCTTGTCGAGCTTCAGGCTGTATCCCAGGCACCAGCCCCCGGTGAAAGCGCGCCAGTCATCAGACATCTCATGCCACATACCACGCAGCGATTCCATCGCCACGCAGGCGTTGCTCCGTGCGAACATGATCTCGCTTTCACTGATCAGCTTGGTGGTCCGGCTCATACCGGCTTGCGGGTCAGTTTGATCCAGCGCATGCGCCAGCGATTCTTGAAGAGCCAGAACCTGGTCTTACGCCTGCCCCACCAGTTTGGCTTCAGCGCCTGCATGCCGGCATGACCCATCGAGATATTGATCTCGGCCACGCACTCGCCTGGCAACTCGTGGAGTTCAAGGCTGCGTGGCAGGCCTTCGGTGAAATCTCTCTCGTGTTCAAGCTCGATGATTTCGAGCGTGTCGTTGTCGCCCGGCGTGAAGAGATAAACGAATCGTCTCCGCGGGCCATCCCAGTTCTTGACTAGACCTAGCTTCATTGCATCAGACCTCTCAGGCGTGATTCAAAAAGTGGCGCCGGAACCGTTGTCGAGAACCCGGCGCCACCCCGTCCAAGGCGGTGACCCGTGCGTGGTAATCACCACCTGCTTCGCTTGGGCAGGCTAAGTATAGCACCGCTCGAAGCGATCCAGAGAGTCCTTTGGCATGGTCACCGGTATGGCCTCCATTCCCAGGTTCAGCAGTACGCGGGTCCTGTGGCGGCCATCTCTGAATCCGATACGTCCACCTGCCGTGATCTGTACGTTGGCAACTTCGATGACTTCATTCTCAGTAAGGAACTTTTCAAACTTCTCGAATCGCCTGTCCGGTCTGGCCGTCGACAGGTCTGCTGGGATATACCCTGGCGTCATAGACCATCCGGCCTCGAGATCCTCGGCTTTGATCAGAGCCATTTCTAATCCGAACTGCTTGCGCAATCGCGAATAAGCGTTGACACCTGGTCGCGATCTAATGAACTTCCGCTCTCCGATTGTCGGTACATCGAGCACCAGGAAATCACCCATACGGCGACTTCGGCTTAGGCCTGGTCCAGAGGCTAAGCTCGTTGGCCTTCTCGTCGTCCGGTAGCTCCATGTCACCCATCCGCCGCATGAACGCCCAGGCGATCACACAGGTGGCGACCAGGTCATCGTGCTCGACCATCGGGAACTTGGCGCACTGGCTGATGACATCGAACGCCCAATCCCTCGAGACGTACCAGATCCTGCCGGCGCGCAGCATCCCCGACACCATGTGCGCCCGGTACGGCATGTCCTCAGGTCCGGCCTTCACTTTCCACACCGGGATCCCGCCGGACTCGAACTCTTGGATCAGGCTGATGCCACTTGCCTTGTCCTCGATGAGCGTGTGGTCCGGACTCCATCCCTTCTCGTGGCGGATCGCTGACTCGCGAAGCTCGCCGAACTCCATCCGCTCATTCATGCGCTCGAGCAGCATGGCATTGAGCGCCAGGTCCTCCCGCCGGCCGCTCATCGAATGCCAGAACAATCCCCAGCTGGTGCGCGCCGAGTAGTCATTCTCCTGGCCCTTCTTGAAGGCGGTGTCGTAGACGGTGATGATCTGCTCCCACTCGGGATACGGCATCTGCTCGCCGGCCTTCGGATGATTCGGCGGGTACGCCCAGTTCTGCCACCACTTGCGCTTCAGGATCAGACCGCCGCCGGCCTCCGGATCCTGGTTGTACTGGGCCTCGTAATCGACGGTGCCCATGCCGGACTTCTCGGTCTTGGTCTCCTCGTCGCCGAAGCGCTGCGGGTTGAGCAGGTCTCGAGGTTTCGTGCGCTGGTCCTCGTACAGCGGCTCGACCTTCTTCTCGAGCATTTCCTTGTAGTCGAGATCGCGGCCCTTCGGATTGATGAACGTCCGGCAGTGGCGCTTCGAGTCGTACTCGTTCGGCAGCATCAGCACTACCCAGCGGCCGGCTTCGCCGTCGAGGATGTGGCCGACCAGGTCCATGTCGTGCGACCGCTGACAGATGATGACCTTCTGGCCTGTGGTTGGGTCATTAAGACGTGACCGCCAGCTGTTGTCGTACCAGCTAAGGGTAGAGTGCCGCTTCGGATCCGAGTGCACGTCAGCCATGTTGTGCGGGTCATCGATGACCAGGACGTCGCCGCCTTTGCCCGTCGTCTTGCCCATGCAGGATGTCGAGATCCGATAGCCGTGCTTGTCGTTGACGTAGCGGGCCTTCTGATTCTGACCAGGGTCCAGGTAGAACTTGCCGCCGTAGCGCTCCTGGTACCAGCCCGACTGGATGATGTCCCTGGTCTTGACCGCATCACGCAGCGCCAGGTCATGCGAGTAGCTGGCGTACATGAATTGGATCTGGGGTTCATCGGCCCACCACCAGGCAGGCCAGATGACCGAGACCGTCAGCGACTTGGTCTGCCGCGGCGGTACGTTGATGATCAGGTTGCGGATGTCACCCAGCGTGACGTACGCCAGGTGGTCGCAAATGGCATCGATGTGCCAGTTATTCTTGAAGTCCCTCGATTCGACCAGCGGCCAGACTGCCGGCACAAAGCGCCGGAGATCTCGACGCAGCCACTCGGCCTCCATCTCCGTGAAGGTCGCCTGTTGATGCGCCAAGCTCATCGCCATCGTTAAATACGGTCAGGACTGCCCTCGACCCCGACCGATCTCCGTGCGCCCTCGCCCGAATCTCCGTAATGTAGCTCATTGATGCCGACCATGTCACCGAACGCCCTGTTGAATACGTTGGCTGTCACGGCCTCCTTGGTCTGCATCATCGACCTGGCCAGCGCCGCGGCCATGCGCGATCCATCCATGCCTTCCGTGGCAAGCGCGTACGTCTTATGCGTGTACCCCATCGGTTGCCACTCGTTGGCTGACAGATAAGGATTCGCCGAGCCTGGCAAGGCAGCGCTCACCGCAGCAGCGACCGCGCCCTTAATGAATGCGCGTCTCTTCACGGCTCGGTGCTCGGATACTCGCCACCCTCACGAGCCACCTTCTCTTCGATGATGACCTGTTGCATCTCTCGATCCAGTACCGCCAGGCGCGTACGAACGAACACCTGGTCACGCAATGGCTCGACCGACATCTTATGCTCCAGCCTCCAGTACAGGCGCGGCTCCTCGCCGGCTGCCTCCACCAACGGCTCGAAGACATGCTCGATCAGCCACTTCTCGCAGGCCTCGTAGGTCGGACCTCTGACTGCGTACACGTGATAGATCACGCGCACCGGATCTTTGCCGTCGCGTTGCGGAAGCTCGAAGTACGCCATCGGCGGTCCAAGCTCGCAGTCGAAATGCTCTTCGCAGTAATCGATCAGCGGCTGCGCTAATGGATCTTTGCTCTGCATCGGTGTGATCATCGCTCACCATCCAAAGGCAATGTGTCCTGTGAACCAGGCCGCCAGTGCCCAGAAGGATCCGCGTCGTGCGCGCATGCCCCAGCCCTGTGCCTGCTGCCGCTTCGAGAAGCCGAATATAAACCGCACCACCTCGCTCCAGGTGTCGCCCTTCGTTTTATTGAACAGCGCCTTGAACTCGACCGCAAAGAATTGCGCGACGATCAGCACCCAGCCAATCTCTTGCGTACCCATCTGCTCCAGAATCCAATCCATCATGTGATCTCCCCGTCGTCTTTCCGCCAGCGTAACATCTCGCTCAAGTCCATCGCCACGAACGGCATGCACTCGGCGACCTCTTCTGTCCTGGTGGTCATCAGCCAGATCGCGAATAGGAATCCCAGGAAGCCGGCGCTCTGGTCGATGATGCCCTTGCCCTTGTGTCGCACAAAGCGATAGCCGGCGTACACGATGAACAGCCCGAGCGTGATGACCGGCGCCACAGCGAGATACGCCAGCCACGTCAACAGGTAGGCAAGCGCCTCGAGAGCGGTCACGGGCCGCTCACATCTACCGTCGGATTGTCGACCGCACCAAGCGGCGAGTCATCCGGGATGTTGAAATCAACCACCGACACGGTGCCGCGGTCATCGGTGATCTCGATCGGCACATATCGGCACTGATAGTCGCCAGGTGTCAGGTCGGGCATCACAAGCTCGAACGTGCCAGTAGGCACCTCCGGCTCGAGTACCGAGAACGGACCACCCAGGACCGCCAGGGCAATCTCGCAGCCCCTGTAGTCTGCAGGATCCGCCGGCTGGCCGCTCTCACGTTCGGTAGGTATTCCCCATTTCGCTGTCGCTGTTCTCGCCATCAGTCCAATCCTCCACACAACCCTCGGGTTCTCAACTGGTCCAAGCGGATCCTTCCTGCAGAACAGGCCGAGCCGTCGGCACAGCCATGCACGGATCCACTCCCACATGTTACGAACAATCGGCGACCACCACAGGCGGCTGCACATTGCCGAACCAGGCGACCAGGTCACTCGGCACGCCAAAGTGTCCGTTGACTGTCTGGTTCGGATCGCACGTCGTGCCGGCCGGCACTGTGCCGACGGCCAGCAGGATGTACTTGTCTTTCTGCTTCACGATGTCGAACGCCGTCAGCGCCTGCACTACCAGCATGGTCGGCGGATTCGGTACCAGTGGCGGGATGAGCTTGGTGACCTCGTTGCTGAAGTCGCTCTCCTGCACCGGGTCCGCACTGTTGTACGCCGTCGACACAAAGAAGTAGGTCAGGCCTTCAGTCAGGCCAGGCACCGTGAACGTCGTCGCCGTAGGATCCGCGATGTCGACACTCACCGGATACGGGCCGCCTTGCACCTGGCCCAGGTAGATCTTGAAGCCGGCCAGGTCGGTCAGCGGCGTGCCGTCAGTGTTCTGCGTCGGCGCCGTCCAGCTGAGCACAGCCTCGCCGGCTTGCGCGAACTTCGCCGTGCCGATGACGATGACTATGACCCAGGCCAGGAAGGCGAGCTTTAGCCAT